CGTTTTTTTGTCCATCTTTGAGATGGCAACAGACGGCAATTCAAAATGACATCTCTTGCGCCCCCACAGTTGACGTTCAATTTCGAGCCGTCGCTGCCCGACCGTTTCCCCACGCTGCGCAGCTATGTGGCGCACCGCACGCCGCTGCTGCCGAAGTCGGCGAAGGTGATTGCGGCGGATATGGATATGAGCCCCTCCACGCTCAGCCGCAAGCTCAATCCTTCGGATGGCGACACGCAGCGCTTCAACGTGGATGACCTGGAGGCCTACCTGGCCTCGACGGGCGACGCGGCGGCGGTGATTGAGTACCTGGCCGCCAAGTACATGGACAGCGCCGATGCGCGCAAGGCGCGGGTGCTCTCGCGCGTAGAGCGGCTGGCCGAGGAGCTGGCCGTGGCCATGGCGGGGCTGAAGGCGGCGGGCGTCTGATGGACAACTACCAGCAGGTGCTGCTGCAAATGGCGCAGTTCGGTATCGAGCTGCAGGAAAAGAACCTGCCGCTGCGCACCGATACCCCCAAGCGCGTGACGTGCGGCAAGGGCGGGAAGGATTGGTACCGGCTGTATGTGTTCCGCCCTGATGCGGGTGGCGCCTATGTGGTGGGTACGTTCGGCACCTACCGGCACGGCGGGAGCTGGGCAAAGGTTGAGGTCGACTGGAAGCCGCTGTCGGATGCCGAGCGCTCGCGCATGGCGGCGGAACGTGCCGCGCAGCGCGCCAAGGCCCAGGCAGAGCGTGCAGCCATTGCGGCGCACGCGGCCATGGGCGCGGCGGAGCTGCTGTCCAGCGCAAAGCGCGAAGGCGCTTCGCCGTACCTGGAGCGCAAGCAAGTGGTGGGCGAGGCCTGCCGCTACCTGCCAGACGGCACGATTGTGGTGCCGCTGATGCGCTACGACTTGCCGGTGGACCAGCGCCTGCAGGCGGTGCAGCGCATTCTGCCGAGCGGGCAAAAGTTCTTCACCAAGGGGTTTGGCAAGCCCGGCTGCTGTGTGCGGCTGGGGACTATTGACGCCAATCTATCGCCCCTGCTGCTGGTGACCGAGGGCTATGCCACGGGGCTGACGGCCCGCATGGCGACGGTGCAGCAGCGCCCGGTGTTCGTGGCGCTGGATGCGGGCAACCTGGCGCATGTGGTGCCGCTGCTGCGTGAGCTGTACCCGCGCACGCGCATCCTCATATTGGCCGATGACGACTGGCTGACCCGTGACCAACACACGGGCGAGCTGGTGAACCCTGGCCGCTCGGCTGCGAAGGGCGTGGCGAAGCAGGTGCCGGGCTGCGACTTCCTCAGCCCCATTTTCGACAGCGCCCTGCGCGAGGCGGGGGATACCGATTTCAACGACTTGCATGTGCGCCAGGGCCTGGGCGCGGTGCAGGGGCAGTTGGCTGGCGTGGTAGCAGCGATGGCGAGGTTTTATGGCTGACGCGCCAGACGACGGACCATTGGGCGCGGCGCCAGCGCCACAGCCGCACGCGCCCGAAGAGGCGCGTGCCATCGATGCCCTCGGCGCGACAGCGCCGCTGGTTGGGACTGTGGTTCACGTCGCATTTGGTGCGCAGGTAGGGCAGGGCGGTGGTGCGGCTTCTTCTTTGGCGGGCGCAGCCCACACTCGCCCGGCCCCCCCGCCCCCCCAAGATGGCGCAATTGCGCAGACCTCGGGGGATGGGGGTAGCCCCGTCGATGATGGTGAGGCCAGCGCGACCGGCAAGAAACCCGCGCCTGAGCGCAAGAAAGAAAAGACGATTGACTGGGGCAAGTTCAACCACTTGGTGGAGAACTTCACGCTGATCTATGGCACGGACACCGTGTGGGATGACAGCGAACGCATGATCATGAAGATCGCGAACATGGGGCACGCCCATGGCGCCGATATGGTGCGGCTGTGGAAGGCCAGCGAGCGCCGCCGCACCGTGCGCCAGACCGACGTGCTGTTTGACCCGACGATGCAGGCAGACCCGGAAACCACGGTCAACCTGTATGACGGGCTGGCGATGGAAGCCAAGGAAGGCGACGTGCAGCCCATCATGGATCTGCTGCGCTTCTTGACCAGCCGCTCGTGCGAGAACGAAGATGACTGCGACAGCATCATGGATTGGCTGATCTCGTGGTTGGCCTACCCGCTGCAGCACCCTGGCGCCAAGCTGCGCACATCGGTGATCATGCACGGCGACGAAGGGGCCGGTAAAAACTTCCTGTTCGACATCATGGTCGATATGTACGGGAAGTACGGCGCGCTGGTGGGCCAGGATGAGCTGGAAGACAAGTTCAACGACTGGCGCAGTTGCAAGCTGTTCGTGGTGGGCGATGAAGTGTCGAGCCGGGCTGAGCTGGTGCACAACAAGAACCGCCTCAAGGCGCTGATCACCTCGCCCACGGTGCAGATCAACCCCAAGAATCTGCCCCGGCGCGAGGAGAAGAACCACATGAATATCGTGTTCCTCTCGAACGAGCTGCAGCCCTTGGCCCTGGACAACAGCGACCGGCGCTATCTGGTGGTCTACACGCCCCGCGCCAAGGAATTCGAGTATTACCGCAAGTTGGGCGAGTGGCGCGACAACGGTGGCATCGAGGCCTTCTACCACTACCTGCTGCATTGCAATATCGAGGGCTTCGACCCCTACGCCCCTGCGCCCATGACAGACGCCAAGAAGGCGCTCATCGGCCTCAACCGCAAGAGCCCTGAGCAATTCTGGTTTGAGTGGTCAGGCGGCGAGTTGGACTTGCCTTACATGGCCTGCTCGCTGGGGCAGGCGTACCAGGCCTACCTCAAATGGTGCCAGCGCACGGGCGAACGCTACCCCTTCAAGCGCGAGCAGTTCACGCCCACGGTGCTGCGCTTCTCTGAGGCGCAGGGCAAGCCTGCGCGCTCCAAGGTCATGAAGCTGTCCAGCCTGGGCGCCAAGAAGGTCGAGCGCATGTACCTGGTGGCAGACCCATCGCCAGATGTACCGCAAGGCGAGTGGGCAGCAGAGTGCGTGCGCCTGTTCGATGAGCACATGCGCGTATTCCTGGGCTGGGGCGGCTCCCGCTCCCTCGATGGCGACGACCAAGGGCAAGGGGGCCACGAATGAAGCGCGCGAGTTACGCGGTTACGCGCAGGTGTAACCAGCAAATCCAGCACTGGCGCGGGAAGTTACGCGGTTACGCGGTTACGCGGGGTCCATACATGTGCGTGTGTGCACAGGTGCGCATGTGGGCGCGTGTGCATGCACGTGTGTGCGATGCGGGTGTAACCGCGCAACCGCGTAACTCGCTAGGCGTGGCGCGGGTTTCACGGTTACGCGTGCGCGCAACCGCGTAACTCCACTTCTTCTTTTTGAAAAGGAAAAAGGAAATGAATAGGGTTTTGCAAACGATCGGCGAGGCCATCTGGCGCGACTGGCTCGCGGCGGCCATAGCCTCGGGCGCGCTGCCAACGGCCACCACGGCCGTCGCCGTGGCAACGGTGCAATCTACCCCCCCAGTAGGTACTCCCACGCCAAACGGCTATGGGGGTAATTCGGCCCCCGTGCGGGCGCTAGTGGCTGGGGTTTTGCAAAGTGAACGAACAGGTGAACACCGGGGGGCGAAGTGAACGGCCGGGTCAGCCTCATCAGCCAGTCGGAATACGCCCGCCGGCGCGGCGTGGCGAAGTCCGCCGTGGCGAAGGCTGTGGCTGAGGGACGCATCACGCTCATCAACGGCAAGGTGGACCCGGCCGTCGCCGACATTCAGTGGGCGCAAAACACCCGCGCGCGGGCCGACAGCGGGCGCACGCAGGGCCTTTTGGGCGTCGATGGGGGTGCAGTTACTCCCGGCGCCTCTGAATCGCCTGGCGCCTCAGATTGCGGCCCCGCCGCGACCGGCTACGCCGACTACCGCGCCATCCGCGAGAAAGCTGATGCCGAGATGGCACAGCGCGCCAACATGAAGGATGCCGGCCTGCTGGTCGAGCGCGCCACGGTCGAGCGCGGCGCCTTCGATGTGGTGCGCGCCTTCCGCGATGCCGTGATGGCCATCGGCCAGCGCGCGGCGCCCAGGTGCATTGGCCTCGCCGACGCGCGGGACATCGAGCACGCCATTACCGAAGAAACCCGCAAGGCGCTGGAGGGCTTCGAGGCCCGGCTGGCTGCGTTGCTTCCACCCAAGGAGAACCCATGAACCCCACCCTATCCCCCGAGACCAGCAACACCGTATTCCCGGACGCTCCGCGCCCGCATCACCCCAGCCAGGCGGTCAATGCCCCTGGCTGCGCGCCTTTGCCAGCATCGCCGGGCCTTGCGCCAAGTCTTTTAGCATCGCTTGCGAAAGCGGGTCTATGTCTTGCTGACCCGCAAAAG